ACCTTCCTTGGAAAGACCAGTAAGAATCAAACCCCAAAATTTTTTTATCCATAAATAAGAACTGTGAATATAAATCTAATGGCGACTTCGTTATCGGAGAACCTGTCAGTATCCGTTTGTACTTTGCTCCCTCGGCAAATTTTATTAGTGCTTTGGTTCTCTTCGCCTTGATGTTCTTGATCGTGGTGGACTCATCAACTGCAACTAGAAACTTGCTCCTATGTGTGAATGTGTCCAAGAACTTGAAAATTTTTTTAGTCGCAAAAGCCTCAACATTGATTAGTAGTATTCGTAACTTCTCTCTCGCTTCATGACCCACGGAGTTTTTTAACTCTGTGGTTTCTTTCTTATTGAGATTGGATTTCCATATATATACCTTTGACGATATGTCATCATGCAAATGTGCTGGTATCTCATTGTTCTTCCAATTCGTATAAACTCCTTTGGGTGCTACAATAATAGCAGTGTCTATCTTTGTGTTCCAATAAAGCCATGCCATGTTATCAATAAGAACTTTTGATTTACCACACCCCATCTCCATGAAGTATGCAAAGTTTTCTTTGTCATAACTTCTACGGAGTGCCTCTAACTGATGCTCATAGGGTGTAGTTTTAAAGATAAAGTTCATTTACCTGCCTTCATTAAGTTTTTTTTAAAGATAGATAATACATCTTTATTCTGGTCAGATAATCCAGAGTTTTTCTCATTCCTTTTATCTATCCTTCTTTGGATCTCATGACAGGCCCACACTAAACCACAATTCACGGAACAAAAAAACCCAAACTTCATGATATACTTGCCTGTAAATAACTCGTAGTTATATCTGATTTTACCCTCGCTATCCGTAATAGGTATCTCTCTTTTAACTTTCAAGTTACCTGTATATTTTTCTCCAGGTTTCTCTCCAGACATTTTGATTATCTCTGGTTTGCTAACCTTTTGACAGTTATAGCATCTAACTTCTTTATTCAGTAATCTAGGACTTGCTATATCACTTCGTCTCATTATTATTCTCCTTACTTCCAAAAAGTTCTTGCATTTCTTGTCGAGACTTTTCGTACCTCTGTCTTCTTCTATCGTATCTAGCCTTACTTGTAAGCAAAGCAACTGTCGCTGCGATAGTTCTGTTATCTTCTTTGGCTATCTCTTTAAGGTCTCCATATACATTTTCATGGACATTCAAAGATTTAAATTTTACAGGTTCATCTATATCGCCCATCTCTTCTTCTATCCATTGCAACTCGTCAGATGGATATCCACCTTCATAAAGATCAATTAACCTATCAAGTTTTTTCTTAGCTTCTCTTTTGGTTAGTACACCATGAATCGTAGCATCAATGATTTCATGAACTGAATCTTCCCAAAGTGATTTTACTCTTCCCATAATATCTCCTATTATTAATTACAATTACTTATATATAAGTAATGGTTGGGAAATAATAAGTCAAGTAAATAATCTTTTATTTTTATGGGATACACTTTACATATAGTTTCTGTCATATTTTTTTGTTTATAAAAATTTTTTAAAAATAGGTGTAACCAGTGTAACCTTGTAACCAATGGCTTCAAACCCTTGGTATGCTTAAGGGTGTTGGTTACACTTTGGTTACAGATGTTACACTTTAAAGCCGACCGCGTCATTTTTTTTCCTTTTTTTATTGAAAAAATATGGGAGAAACTCTATTATTTTTTCATGCCACTTACTAATAGACAGAAAACTTTTTCTAAACTCATAGTCGAAGGGACTTATTCTAATTCTGAGTGTGCCAGAAAAGCTGGTTACTCTGAGGGTCAAGCCAGAAAGACTGCGAGTTTGCTCCTTAATGGTAGAGACTTTCCTTTGGTAGTTGAACACATCAAAGAACTCCGTGAGAATTACGAAAGGAAATACGGAGTAACTTTGATGGGTCAGTTGAAAAGGTTTGCAGACCTTTCCAAAGGCGCTGAAGAGGCTGGTCAGTGGTCTGCAGCCGTTAATGCAGAAAAATACAGATCTAATCTTGGTGGTCTTTCCGTTGATCGAAGGGAAACAAACATAACCCATAGCTTAGATAAGCTCTCTCGTGAAGAAATCATTGGTCGTCTTGCAGAAATAAGAAAGAATTACCCCTCTGCGTTTGAAGGCGAATATAAAGTGGTCGAAGAGAGTGGAAGGGCGAGGTCTCTCTCCGACCTGGGCAAATAGCAATTCCCGATATTGCTCCGTGCATTTCAAAGATAGATCAAACATTATTTAGAAGTCAACTCTTTCTTAATTATCTTTAATGCTTTCACTAAATCTATGGTTGTTTGTCTACTATGCTCGTGTACGTTATCAAACACAATTTCGGCATAGTTATCTAAAAGATTTTTGATTAACTCTAGTTCATTACTTTTCATTTTCAATCTCCTTCTTGATTGCTAATCCAATTAACTTTGCATTTTGTGGAACGATTGCATTACCTAATGCTTTTAGTCTGTTGGCTCTATCTTTTTGATCCACAACTATTCTTGGGACTCCTCTAGGCTCGTCCAACCAATAGGATAACCCATCAACCACTCCGTCCAATCGCAATTCAATCTTCCGTCTCCCTCCGTTTGATACATCTTCATACCCAAGTCCATTTGTCTCCCCTTCTCTACTCGGTTCTCCCAAAAGTCCTTGTTTCCGTTGTAACTGTGTTTCTTTAGACTTGAAGTCGGAGTTGGAAAATTCCATTCTTTCATTCGTGGTGGTCTCAAGGTCACTCCGTTCATCATGGCTTGTGCCTCTGTTTCCGTGAGTTCCCCTCTCTCCACCTTCTTTCTGAAGATCATTGTCTGTCCCTCCGAGGCGTGTCCAAAACCCTTGGTCGTGGGGGTCGGATACATTGCCATTGTCTTGGGATCCACTTGTTCTCTCAAGTTGCTCGGTCTTTTGCGACCTTTTCTGTGTCCCTCTTGCATCTTCTTGGTAGCTTCTGCACTTCTCGGAGGTAGGGAATCCATAGTCGTAGGGGTCGCCCAAGTTTCGACAGATGATCCAAAGTCTGTCCCTTTTGTGTCTTGCTCCGATTGCACTAGACGGAAGTACAAATGTCCTCGTGTGGTAGTTGAGGCTTTCCATTGCAAACAATACCTCGTCAAGTCCCAATGAGAGGTGTCCATAAACATTTTCGAAAACACAATAAGTGGGTCTGATTTGTTCAATAAGTTTATGCAAGTACGGAAAGATGTGGCGAGGGTCTTCTGTGCCTCCCCTTTTACCACTTGTTGAGAAGGGTTGGCATGGATATCCAGAGGTGAGGATATCTGGTCGTTCTGAAATAAATCTTGTTGGGTCATCTGCGATCTCCTTTACATCATCATAGATTGGAATTCCTGGAAAGTTTTTAGCAAGAACCTTCTGACAAAACTTGTCTGTGTCGCAAAAAGCGATAGGCTCGGATAACTTTGCCATGGAAAAACCCACGGCAAAGCCACCAATACCACTACATAAATCTAGGTGTTTGAGCATTATAATTCTGCCTCAAAACTACAACTACCTTGCTCAAGTATGCAATTATAAATCTTCTTACCAAGAATTAATCTTGCATACCATTCCAAGTAATACTTAATTCCTTGTTCAGTATGTTTTGTAGGGTGTGCCTTTTCATCAAGATATTCAATTAACATCTTGTCGTTATAGCTTTCACGATTATTGAAAAACTCATCTAAGAGTTCTCGATATTTACCCAAATGCCTATCACATTCAAGCATACCTCTATGAACATCTTTCTTATTATCTTCATCAAAATAATAATCTAGAAACCTTGTTTCTCCTTCTACTCCGAAGAAATCGGCATCATTGCTTGATTGAACGGCAAACCAAAATTTGCCGTCAATATCTCCATTGTAATATCTACCCATTTTATTCCTCCAATCCTAATTTTTTCATTGTCTTGTCTGTTTCGTGATCCAAAATTTGATTTACTTTTGTTGTTATTTTTTCTTGAAACCAATCACTCTCCGTAATTACATCAAGTTCATTGTAAATAAAATTTTCTAAAGCCTTTGCTAACTCCAAAGAGCTTGGTCTGATTTCTTGCATTACATATCCTCCTTATAAAATGGATCATCACTCTTATTCTCTTCATACACAAAGTCTACTTCATCTGCTTTTAAGATCTCAATAAACTTTTTTATAGCTTCTTTTCTAGCCTTTTTGTCCCACTTGTTGAAACCTCTGATAGAGATTCCAGTATCAAGAAAAACGTCATAGCCTACAGTTTTTGCTTTTTTCCATTCTTGAATAGTCATTGGCATTATGTGTACTCCTTAAATAGTTTTAATGCTTGATCAAAGGGTAGAAAGTTTAGACATTTGCCAACCATGTGTGGTTGGTTCTTTTTAAGCCAAGTCTGAAAACCATCATCATCAATCACTTTTGAAATAGGTCTTTTCCAAGCAACTAAAAATTCTTTGTCGTCTTTCTTATCAACACAAAGATATTGCTTTTTCATTTCCTTCTTCAACTCTTTAGCATCAAGCCAATTATACAACTCTTGGTGGCAATAATGCTCCAAGTCTAGATCTGTTGAATAGGTCTGCCCATTATACTCCCAAGTTTCTTGACCAAACTTTTCAACGCACCATTTATTAATTTCTTGAAGGTTGAAACCATTCTCATGCCAAACATGTTGTCTATCACTTCCACCATGTCCGTCATTAGATACTTCAACTGCTTTCTTGCCATTGATATATACTGTGGCATTATAACAAGGTGTTTCTTCTGAACCCCTTGCGTAGTGTGAGATATTTTTTACCTCTAGTTTTGAAATCTGCATAACTTCTCCTTTCGTTTGTTGTTGCAATTTTCAAGATAGTACACGAATAATCCGTGTACTACTTTGACAACTGCTACTTTTTTATTGATGCCATCATGTCTGCTATTCTGTGTGGAACAACAATATCTTCATTGCATCTGTCACAACATCTGCCCTCTGCGATTGGCTCTGCATTGTGTCCCTCTGTCCAATACACGACCCCCTCTGCATTTTTATGAGGCTCTATTTCTCCTTTACAAATTACACAAGTCATATTTTATTGCTCCTTTCTTTGTTCGTATAATTCATTACCTTTTTGCTCCTCTAACATCTTTTGATATTCATCATAAGCCATCAAAGAAAAACCCCCACCCTCTTTTAATATTGCGATCCTACCTTTGAAAGTAATTCTGCTTTTCACATCTTCTAAAGAGGTTTGATGCTCTATGCTTTCGCCCTCTGCATCTGTCCCCAAAACTAAACCATTTCCCATTATATGATTAAGTCTGCCATCTTCTCCCTTAATAGTAAAAGAATAACAATCGTCTTGGTATAAACCCTCTTCATCAACGTAAACAGTGTCTCCATTTTTGAATGGCAAATCTACACACTCAAAAGTTCTGCAACCCAATATTCTATAGATGCTTCTATAATCTCCATCATAACTAATAGTTCTAATAGTCTGATCTTTTGAATCAATAAATAATGCTTTCAACTTTCTCTCCTTCTTGGTTTAAATTTTGATATTGTGAAGAGGCAAATTCCTCTGCCTCTTCAATCTCTTCGTGGATCTTGTAAATTATTTCAAAACCCCAAAAGTCAATCCTTTCCATTTATGCAACCCTTTCTTTTATTTCATCAAGATAATAAAAATCTATCATTTCCGAAGGTCTGAAATTTGGTTTATATTGATCTAAAAAAGATACTTCTATTTTTTTATCTTTTAAAAGTTTTATAAATTTTGGAAGGTCGCAATCTTCCTCAAGATATACACAAGCATTTTTAGAATTATAGAAACTAAAAGAAGAAAAGTTCTTAAGA